ACGACGGCGACGCGCATAGTCTTCTACTTTTTCATAGGCATACGGAAGAAAGAAAAATGATGCGGTATGTTCGGGATGGTGGTCATACACGGTAACCTCGAACGGTAATCCGCGAACTTTTATATAATTTGCGATGTAATCGGGGATGCGTGTTGGTTCATCAATGAATGCGCGTAAGCGGAACGTCGTATTATCCTCCGTCGGAAAACAGATGGATAAGAACACCGTCGGTTCGGTATAGAGGGATGATGGAACCGCTGAATTACCGTGTCGCGGGTGTGGTTCCATATTAGATTCCACTGTATCAATCGCGATGCAGTGAAAATATTGTAAAAGTCTTGTAATAAAACCCATGGAAACAATTGTGATGCAAATGTAGGTCAGACCTATACTCTATATCTCTATATAATACACGCATTGCGAAAATTTAATTCGCATACGCACTTCATCCGTGTGCATTTAACTGATACCACCACCCATCATCGTCGTATATTGTATTGGTTCAGAACTTAATGCCGGATTTTGAGGTAACGGTGGTGCGATTAATACCGGTTCATATTGCAATTTCTTTGGTTTCAAGACAAAACTATATTCGCCGAAACGTTTGACATAGTTTTGCATAAATGCATCCGGATTCGTATAGTTCATCGATAGGAATTGACATCCCAAGTAATACGGCGTATAGAAGTTGTAATTCATCTTTTCACGTGCAGTGTAACTTGGGCGAACAATGGTGACCTGTTTCTTGTTGTATTCGCGCAATTCCTTCATGTCATACGTGTTGCGCACTTGTTCATACGTCATGTATCGACACGTTCCGCCCATATTCGGATTGAAATTCGACAACTCATTCATCTTGCTGTAGACAATGTTGTCGTTGTCGGCGGAATCACAAATGATGATAACCTTTTCGAGTAATTCGCCGATATAGGTGAGTGGCAGATTTGCACCCGAGTATTGCCCGTTGTAACCGAATTTAGGGTCTAGGAGACGACTTTCAAAGTTCTCGCGCAATATGACCGCGCATTTATTAAGGATAGACGTATTGCCCCAACATTTGAACGTGATATGGATGAAAAAAGGGTCCGTATTGTTCTGAACAAGATTGCTGAATGCAACTGTCTTAATTGTGTCACACATGACATCGAATTTCACCTTGGTCGTATAGTGCCAATTACCGACTTCTTCACCTGCACAACAGACGGGAACCGCATCCGCGTCAAAACTACTTGGGAATACGTCGAGATGGACATATCGTGCGCCGTATATTATACATTCTTTCACTGCATCTTCGGATGCGTAATCGAAATAGTTGGTACATGGGAGATAGGCACGGAATGCACTCGCAACATAGAAATCGCAGAGACGATACTTGTCGAGTATATATTGACTGTTTTGTTGAATCGATTTCAACCCACCGACGTTGTAGATGGACATCTTTGAGAGGTATCGCGGAATACGTCGGAATACCGAATAGAAATAGAAAAACAATGCGGAGAAAACGACAACGCCGGATGCGATTTCAGTTGAATATTTCTTAAGGAATTCCATGAGTGCTTCGCGTTGCGCCTTTGTTTCTTCGACGTAGAGTTGAGCACGTGCCTGAAGGTCGTCTTGTAATTTGCGAATTTTTGCCATGTCGTCCTGGTTCGATGGAATCCCGTTCGCACCACCTTGGATTACCCGAACTTCGGTCGGGAACCCCTGAACTTGATTCGGGAATGCCTGGACCGGCGTCGGGAACTCGGTCGGGAACCCCTGAACTTGGACCGGGAAATTCTGAACAGGTGTCATCGTAGGAACCGTTACAGGAACGAATACTTGCGTCGATGGTTGTGTATATCCACCGTGGACATACTGGACCTGACGACTAGGTCTAATAGGGCGTCTCATCGGACGCGGTTTCGTGCGGTCCGTATGGTCATCTAATGGAACATCGTTCAAGTTCATACCAAATACACTCGCAATCGATGTCTCTTGTTTTCTCGCTGATTGACGAGGAATTCCTTTTTTCCGATATCGCATAGAGTCACTCATTGTATTCCGGAATATTTCAAATACGTTATAATGGTATTCTTAACTATTATAATGCATTACTATTTTTTCGATGATTTAATCTAATCCACTTCATCGACATGAGGTTCAGAATGACCGCTGTCGTCGGAACTATTGGAACCGTCATTGTTACCATAAAACTTCATCATATAAGGTTGAATGTCTTTTTCGAAACTGCTGCGACGTGAATCGATTTCTTCACTGGATGATTGCATGTTGGATTCTAACCAGGATAATGCATCACTACATAATTCTTCAACTTTACTGATTTCATCTGCTGTTAATTTTGCCTTGGTTGAATCTTCACCGGCAGTCTTCTTTACAGTATATACAAAGTTTTCGAACCCGTTCTTTGATTCAACGCGTTTTGCAATCGCATCGTCTTCTTGACGGAACTTTTCCGCTTCATTGACCATGCGTTCGATATCTTCCTTACTTAATCGACCTTTGTCGCTGGTAATTGTGATTGAATTCTGTTTATTGGTTGCCTTGTCAATCGCAGTGACATTTAATAGACCATTTGCATCGACGTCGAACGATATTTCAATCTTTGGAGTTCCGCGTGGTGCAGGTGGAATACCACTTAATTCGAATGTGCCTAGTAGATTATTATCGCGAGTCATCGCACGTTCGCCTTCATATACCTTAATGGTAACACCGGGTTGATTATCTGCATAAGTTGAGAATATTTCAGTCTTCTTGCTTGGAATGGTTGTATTACGTGTGATTAATTTAGTCATCATACCACCTGCAGTTTCGATACCGAGTGATAATGGGATGACATCGAGTAATAATAATTGGTCGAGTTTTTCATCAGTTTGACCGGATAAAATTGCACCTTGGACTGCGGCGCCATACGCAACTGCTTCATCTGGATTGATGGACTTACATAATTCCTTGCCGTTGAAATAGGAAGATAATAATTGTTGGACTCGCGGAATACGTGTCGAACCACCGACGAGGACAATTTCATCGACTTCGCTCTTACTGTATTTCGAATCGGTGAGAACTTGTTCGACCGGTTTCATACACTTTTTGAATAAGTCATCACATAGATTTTCGAATTTCGCACGTGTAATTGCGAGTGAAAAGTCGTGTCCTTCGAATAGAGAATCGAGTTCAATGGTTGTGGATTGTGATGAGGATAATACGCGTTTTGCGTGTTCGCACGCAGTTTGTAATCGACGCATTGCACGGACACTACCGCGTAAGTCGCACTTGAACTTCTTTTGAAATTCAATCGCACAATGGTCGACCATACGTGCATCAAAGTCTTCGCCACCTAAATGGGTATCACCCGCAGTCGCCTTGACTTCAAAAACACCACTGTCAATTGTTAAGAGGGATACGTCGAATGTACCCATAAGGAAACCTAAAAGAAAACCTACGGTTTTCCTTACACCTTTCCCTTTTTGCTACGCAGTTGTACTGGTAGTTCCTTGTAAGGATAAAGGTAGGTTTCTCGTTTGTTATCGATGAGTTCTTTATCTCATCTTCTATAACTTTCGTTATAGTTCAGACTATATCTTGAATGTGCAGATAACACACCCTTCGGCGTTCGTGGAATTTTCATCATAGATAAACCTTAGACTACTTATTCTAGTCGTTGAACCTTCTTCCACTTTCGAGGAAGGTTGGCTGCTGATTGCCCAATTCTATACACTTTTCAAACCGTCACGCTCGTCGTTACCAACCACGTTGTGGTGTTATAGACTCTAAGGGGTTTCCAGCAATTAACCGAATGTTTTTTATACTTGGAGGCAGTTCATTCGACGTTTACCACCAAGGTCAAATATTAATACCCGCTTCTCTCCGTCCGTCTTATCTAAACCATACGCAATTGCAGCCGCAGTTGGTTCGTTGATAATACGTAGGACATTTAAACCGGCAATCATACCTGCATCTTTCGTCATACCACGTTGTGCGTCATTGAAATAAGCAGGAACTGTAATGACCGCATCGGTGACAGGTTCGCCAATATAGGATTCCGCGATTTCTTTCATCTTCGACAAGACCATCGCAGAGACTTGTTCCGGGTAGAATTTCATTGTGTCGTCACCTTTTTGAACTTCGATTTGTGGTCTCCCATTGCCATCATTCTTGACGACAAACGGGAATTTCTTGATGTCTTCTTGTAAAATAGGGTCACTATATGAACGACCGATTAAACGCTTGACATCGAATAAGGTATTACGCGGATTGCTATTGACCTGATTCTTCGCAGCTTCGCCAATTAGACGTTCGCCGTCTTCATTATATGCGACATAAGAAGGCATGGTTCGATTACCATATTGATTTGCGATAATTTCGACTTTGCCACTTCGGTAGATACCGACGGCACTGTATGTGGTACCCAAATCGATACCAATCACGTTCTTCTTTGAAACCGATGATTTGCTCATTGCAGTAGGAATACAAACAACAAGTAACGATAGAGAGTATTGTACTTATTGATTGTCAAAAAATCTTTAAACGATTTTTACAAATAATTGCGGATAGACGAGACAATGCGTATTGCCCGTTAAATATTCTGGACGGATGCCATTGCCTTTGCCACTTGTGCTTGTTGTTCCGGCGTCTGTGCACTCGATTCAATCGATGACGTAATCACGCCGGTGACATCGGATGGTTTCGGTGGAGGATTATCGCCGGTCGGTGGTGCGACACCCGGTGGCATCGGTGCATTACTTTGCGATTGTGCGATTTGGTTAATCTGTTGGGCAACTTGCGTCTTTGTTGCTTCAATTGCCTTTGCATTCTGTTCGCGTTCTAGACGTATCGTATTCTGATACCACTTGTGTAGTTTTGAATAATCGCCTAATAGGAGGTCTGCTTGTATTTCAATGTTCGTCATCTGTTTTTCCAAATTATCGATTTGTTCGCTCAATATTTCCGGCATAGGTGCAGGTTTTGGAGGTTTTGTGACCGCGGTTTCGAACGTCTCTACCTTTTTATTCTTTGCTTCTTCTTGCGTCTTGAAACGATACCAATTATAAACTGGGTCCATTCTTTGACGCATCTTTGTGAATTCATTGCCGACAAGACCGATGAATAATGCGAGTCCGTTTACTTTCTTTTCGACATCTTCGTATGTTACCGAACGTGCTTCGAATCCTTCTATCGTAGGCATAGTTGCCGATGTTTTCGGATTCGATGCTTCATACCATTTTACCATTTCTGTTATGTTTTTATCGATATCCTTTGCGGTCGGATTATTTTGAAAGTCTTTTGTGAATCCACGTATCCGACTGTCGAGGCGCATACAACGTGCATACAAGTCTTCAGGAGATTTCGGTTTAATCGTTTTCACATCCGATGCCGTTGTCTTTTCGGCGATTTTATCTGTTATTTTGCCGGACATAATACGATTGAATAGTGATTCAGACTCTTCGGGTGCAGATGCAGTTCCACTTGCAATCCCGTCTTCGAATGATTCTTGCGTCTGTGTTCGCGTTCTCGTCAATTCGCGACCGACGGAAACAACGAATATCAACCAGATACTAAATGCGACCACACGGACAATGAATGTTGCAGTGTGTTGTTCCATGATATATCTTATTCTTATACTTTCTTTTTTTGCGTTTGAATATGCGACCATCGATGAAATAGAAGCGACAATGACTGGAAAAAGGTGTATCGACCATTCTCGTATTCTGCGCGAATCATATCATAAATATTAGTGACAGTCGATGTCGTCGGAGTGGTCGTCATACGGTCATTGTGTTCGCAACAGTCAATTAGATAACTTACGAGTGATGCATCCGTATCTGTATCTGCCGTAATAATTGCGCGACAGGATGATGTCGGAACCGCGAGGTCCATCCATTCGCGTAAGAGGGATTCGCGCCATTCTTTGCGGTCATGTTCGGTCGTTGCACTGATATACCGCAATTCCTGGTCTTTCCAGTAGGAAATACGGATAGCATCGGCAACTTTGTCGGTCTTTATTTCTGCCTTTGGTTGCGAACGTGCAATACCATCAATCCACTGTTGGTAATTCTTTGGGACATACACCTTAATCATGTCGAGTAATTTGTTTGCGAAATCCTTATAGACATTATACCATACGCGTATCTCTTCTTCGATACGACCGAATTCGGTATCGACGGACTCTACTATCTGTTCATGAGTGTCATTGTCTTTTGAATCATTGGATTCATTGTGGATATTGTAGTGAGACGCATCGGAGGTGCCACTATTCATTCTGAAATACGCGTCGTATTCGTCAATGACTTCCTTATAATACAGATACAATTCCACCAACATATAGAGTTGGTCGCGCATGTCTTTCTGTTTCCATTGTTCAAACGCAACTTTCAATGTCATCGTCTTTCGAATAAAGTCATCCGTAATAGTCACAGGATTACCCGATGAGGATACACCACTATCCGAATACATGGACTCTATCATTCGAACCCACTCACGACATCGTAAGTAAATATCGTGTTCGACATCAACACCGACATCTTTCGGATGACTACTGACAAGAAGAATCTGCACAACCCAACGTTCGTTGATTCCATAAACCGGATTCAGTTTCCACTGTGCAATATCGTATGCCATCGACCGTAAATCTGGTTGCGATGCCGGACTCGTTAAATAATCCTGTATTTCCGAGAATGACGTTGATTCGTCACAAATAATTTTCCATAATTTTGTATGGTTCATGGTGTCTTTTTATTTATAGGAACAAAAGAACAACATATGAAACGCACATCGATTCATATACGGTTCGAAACCGGAACGGCATTTAATAATAGTGTTCCAACGTATTACTTACCATACGACGACTCGTCATATTATTCCATAAATTCGTTGGTTTATTTTGGTCACAACGTTCTGGACCCACCGTTAATACTGGTTTATCAATACGGTCGGTTGTATAAGATGCAGCCACTAACATATCGTATTTCTTACGAGGGTCGCTGTTTTCATCGGTCATGCGTATTGGTTCAAATGTGCAAATACATGGGTCGCGTGGTGGATAACTGCGGTTCATATTGACTTGCACCATAGGGAATGGAGTCGCACCACATGGTTGAGGAACATCGATATGGCGAATTGGGACTAATGGCATGGATGAGATTTGCGATAATACGGCACCATCGACGCGCGAACTACGGCGGAACACATCCGTGAATGGAACAGTCGCATCAGCATCCGGAATGAATTCGGTACATGGCGGACGTTGATGCTTTGGTGGGTCACACAGAGTTGCCTGTTTATCGTAGCGCTTCAAGTGACTATCGACGTCGATAAGGCGCAAGTATTCGAGACCACTTCCGGTTCCCGGTTGCATACAGTTCTTTAAACAATTGAAATCAGTGATACGATTTTGGAGATTTCTGTCCGATGCATCGATGATGTTCTTGTTGTTATAGGATGCACCGCACATCTTGAATTCTGGACGGTAATCCGGAACGATGTGTGTATTACAATCACCCGAAATACGTCCAAATATCTTCTTGTTCATTTCATCGAGTTTTTCATTATTGCAATAGTATGTCTTGCATGGTTTATCTTTTTCGCATGTAATGTGACTTGGAAAACACCCCTTGACGTCACAATAGCGGTCGCATCGCTGGTCCGAGCAGGTTTGGATTTGTGAATACCGTTGAAATGACATGTTCTATTATATCCTTTATCTTATATGCACAATTTACTTTGATACACAATTACTTTTCCATGGATGCCGGTTCTACGTTGCAATCTTCGCAATCCGAGTCGTCCGAGTCGCCCGAGTCTTCGTCGGAATCACTTGAATATTCATATTGTATATCGTCGTGAATCAACATATTATACAAGGATACCGTATCGAGAACACGACGGCGCTTTCCGTTTTCCATGACGACGTTTTCCAAGAATTCAGGAAATACCGTTCGCAATAATTGGTCAAAATCCAATAATATACCTTCAATTAACTCCTTGTCTTCAATGACAACGATATCTGGGTCTGCTTCTACATCCGTCGTCCCGTCGGAATTGATTTCCGGAAAATCTGAAAAAATACTTTCGACGGAATCGTTTGGATAGTCTTTTAATAATTCAAGTTTATCAATATGTTCATTTGTTAATACCTGTGGAATTTCATTGCGATAATTGTATAGTTTTTCGAGATATACACGATACAACTGTAATTTGACTTCACTCGATTCTTTCGGAGTCATTGACGCATCTGTGTCTTTCCCGTCTCTGTGCTTCAATGACGATTTACGCGGAACCATATGGCGTGGACTGTGTCGCGGTGGCGATTTACGCAAGTCTCTCTTCGTAGGAACCTTGATAGACAAACGACGGTGATTACTTCCGCCTTCTGTTTCCTTGTCTGCGTCCTTGTTTTTCTTGCTCTTTTTCTTCTTTACGTCGGTGTCGTCTTTGCTGTCCTTCTTGCTGTCCTTCTTGGTAGTTTTCTTGGTGGTTTTCTTAGTCTCTTTCTTTTCATCCACATCGGCGCCGGCATCATCCAATGAACAATTACCTTTTATAGAATCCATCATAATTTGACGAGGGCGTCTATCCGGTGTTGCCGGATATTCCGCAATGATTTCTTCCGCCGATGTCCCACGTCCGTCAATATCGTCGAATCCACACATCGCAAGACGGTTGTGCCACCGTTCGCGCGTCACACGCACACGTTCCGGCAATTTGAATTGCTTCCATTGATGATAGTAACCTTCATGATGGACCACTTCCGACGCAAGAACACTAATCGTCTTTTCCCGTTCAGTACCGGTCTCTGTACCCGACGACATCGAATGTAACGGAATGATGCGAATAGGGACTGATGCGTCACCTTCGTTGCCACTTAATGCAACATACCACTGTTTATTGTATTCGACGACCATTCCCTTCGTAATCGCGCGAGTGCCGGATGTTTGATACAATAGTTGCTTGACGCGGTACATGTCGGATGCGTCCACCGTTGCGCGTTGTCCCGGATGTCCCTGTATCTGTTGTTGGTTCCATAAGTGAAAATAATTGATTTGCGCCGAATTGAGGGCATCGCGCTTTTCTTGTCGTATTTCTTCTGCAATTTCGCGAATGAGGTCCATTTCGGTCACAAGCCGCTTCACCTTGTCCATCCATGCGTCGAATTCGTCGCGCAATGTTTGGATATCGGCATCGAGTTGCGTCATTTCTTCCTTGTATAATTCGGAAGGAATTCCGATGACCGGTTCTGCCGGATTCTTCAATGGAATATTTTGCAGTGCGTGTAGTTTGGTCTTGCGCTGATTATATTGTTCAATCTTGCGTAGATAATAGAGACGGTCTTCATCGACGTGCATGGATTCCAATGTCGCACGGTGTTGTTCATACAAATGCGTAAGGTCAATATAATCATTTGCGCGTATCGTGTATCGATAATAGACGACACCGGGACACGATGGATGGACGACTTCGACAATATATGCACCGTCTTCTTCGCGGAATCGCAGAGGACAATTGGTTTTCACGTCAAACACGCGATACACTTCTGGTTCAGTGGTCGCAAAGTATCGGGTTTTGAGACGCATGTATTCCTTGAATTGTTCCATAACGGTCGATTCGGTTGCGTGTGTATCCATTGACATGATATACGGTAATGTATTACTCTCTACTGTATATAAATGTAATAATCCAAGAGGAACGAACGTCCATTTATAAAAAATTAAATATGAATGTATAGTAAAACTACGAGTTCGAACACATGAATAGTAACATACAACAAGGTGGAGCAGATGACGGTCTAACGACGAGTATCATATACAACCGTCTTGTTGCATTTTTATGTCCGGAAAAATCGACAGAACCGGAATCGGTGACACACGGCAACATCGTCCGCGCACTGTTGAAAATAAATGTCTGGAAGAACATCATGATGGAAATGACACAACATCAGTTTTCCGATTACATGTATTACTTTATGGTCATGCGCTATGCGATTCCAAACACATTCCTTACGTATAAAGTCATATACAATGACAATAGCAAAATCGATTTTCCGATGCGTATTATTTCGAAAGAAGGATATTCCAAGACATTTGGTGCGACGAGTATCAAGATGGACGCAGGTATCGTCGAAGTCCTCTCACCGTTGTATGAAATCATGACCTATTATTTCAGTATTCGTAATAAAAGTGTAGTGAAATTGGAACAGGAATATATTAATTACATATTCCCTACGAAAGAGACAAATGGTTCTTCTCTCTTGGACTCGTTTCCGGAAATCAAGAAATTGTTGGAAGATATATCAAACTTACCGGTTCCGACTTCGCTCGATGAATTACTTGCGAAAACACCCGTTACACCCAGTACGATTAACAAGGACCGAATGATGGCAAATTTACTCGTCAGTGATATGGACTTGGTCTATCGCGAACTATACGCGGTATTGGGTGTGTATAAAACATACCATGCGAATCTGAAGTACGCAATCGAACATCCGGATACGGATACGGAATTCTATACCTCACTAAAAAGTGCATTTGAAACGATGAGTTTTGAAACCACGACACCTGCGTCGGTCGATATCGGTAAGAAAGGAGGTGCGGGAAGCGACGAGAAGAAATATTTCGGGAAAAAATTGCTCGACGGAATTAACGGATTCTTCGGTTCCGGACTCAAGGAGAATGATATCCTTGGTCTCGAACAATGGACTTATGAAAAATTCCTCGATAGTTACACAGTGGGTAATATACAGAGTCCTCTATACAAACTAATTAGTGACACACCGATTATTTCCTATATGCCAAACGCGAGTGAATATAAGACCGTCTTTCAAATCGGATACGTCCAAGCATATCTACGTCTATGGACGTTGTTTATCTACATGATGCACCAATACAATATACTCAACGCATTCGTTCCTATCTTTGAAAAAATGGGGACTCCTGATTTATTCGTAATGCCGATGCGATTGACTGGTGAAAAAGGAAGAATCGGTATCCTATCGACCATTCGTGTGCTTGATTACGAAATCATCGAAGACGATAAGAAATCATTAGTGCCGTTGTTCCAATTGTATAACCAACTGTATAATCGTTTTAATGTCTCCGTGAAAAAATATACTGGAAAGGACATAAACGTCGAAAAGTTGTATGTGAATGCAACGAATAAAACTTTAGGAACATGGATGAAAGAAAAAATCGTGTTCGTCAGTTCGATGTTGATGAAACCGGAACACAAGGTATTTACCAGCATCATCGAAGAACGGCAAAAAGATAAATCGCAACGTGGAGGCACCGGAGTAACCGCACAAGATATATTGAACGATTACATCAAGAACCATCTGTATGTTGCAGTGGAAAGATATAGAACGCACTATGGAGAAATTGAACGCCGTATCAATGTGCAATTTAAGAATATGTTGTCATCTACTGGAACCGAACAGAAAAAGAACTCGGATGCCGTTATCCAGACCATGCGTATCACGGACTGTATCGGAACGATGTTTGACGGAATGACCGATTTGAAGAAAGTTGTTAGTGAAATTGTACCATCCAGTGATGTATCTCTTCCGAACGGTTTTCTCACTGGAATGCCGGTTAAGACTGGAACGGATGCACAAGCGAGTGTGACTCCTGTTAGTCAAAGTGTGACGAATATTCCAACAACGGGTAACCAAAACGGTACAATTACAATTGGAGTAAAAGTTAATAGTGTAACCGGTGATGACAAAAAGGATGCGGATTCGGGCAACATGGTAGTCGATACAGATGATGAAGATGAAAATGAATTAAATATTATCGGCGATAGTTCTGAACCACAATCACTTGAAATCATAATAAATCTTGAACAACTGATTATTTCTAAAACAAGCAATGAAGATAATGATAATGATAATGATAATGATAATGATAATGAAGAAGATAATGATAATGAAAATGAAAATGAAGATGATGAAAATGAAGATGATGAAAATGATAATGGTGATAATCGTGAAGACGAGATAGAAGATAATGATAATGATAATGATAATGATAATGATAATGATAATGATAATCGTGAAGACGAGATAGAAGATGAAGATAATGATAATGTTAATGAAGAAGATGAAGATAATGATAATGTTAATGTTAATGAAGAAGATGCAGATAATGATAATGATAATGATAATGATAATGATAATGATAATGGTGATAATAGTGAAGACGAGATAGAAGATGAAGATAATGATAATGAAAATACGATTAGTACCGATAATGTTGGTATTGAAATTGATTTGGAAAACGATGATAAGTCCAAACTCGACATTGAAATTACATTAGCGAAACATCCGAATAAAAATTAACGTAATATCCATGCATTTAACACAACATGTAAAAATGTATGGATATATAAATATGGAAACAAATATGGCAGAAAAAATCTATCGAATAAATGAAAAAATACTGAAAGTTACCGATGGCAAACTCCCAATTACGAAACTCTTGGATGAATTCGAAAAAATCGCCAAGCAATTCAGTAGTCAATTACAAACGGAATTCGATACATTAAAAAGAAACATTGCCAGTATAACGGAATATCAATTCACAACTAATGAAATTAATCAGATATTATTGCCGTTTCTAAATAAATTACGCCCTGTGAATACCAATGAATACAATGACGACGACCTCGATTATATCACCGATACGATTGATATCGAAATTACATTCGAAGAGGAAGTAAAACCAGCACCAATTTTATCACGCTACGAAACATGTGCGCCTATTGCAAAACTTACAAAAAGTATAATCAAAGAAACTGACATAGATGATACTATTGCATCTGAATATGATATTAAATCTACAATAGATTCATTGAATACTAAATCGCCGTTATCGACATTCGTTGGATTTTTATTTCAACAACCTACAGATGCATTGAATGGATATGACACGACGGTATATCATTTTGAACAACCTATTACTCTCAATAATTATCTCAAACACACAAACCGCCCACTATTTACAACTTTTCGAAAGTCGATATTCGTTGAAAGTATTATAACAGACAATACATATAATTACCATGATAAATTAGATGATACCCCGCGTTCTCGATATATCGGATTATATACAAATCTATATAATTATTTGAATCTCGTTATAAAAAATGTTAAACCGCCAACTACAACGACACCACAAACCGAGATTATACCGATTTTTAAACAAATTATACAATTGTATATGAATCAACCGATTATTCGAAAGATATCGTCATTACCAGTCGATTATTTCAAACAGTTATTTGCAACGAATGCATTTAGTATAAAGGGAAATAAAACAATAAATATCTCATCGTATATTCTTTATTTCATCATCGATATGTTATTTGTTGATATCACCGATTTATATGATGTAATCGAAAGTCAACATAAGAATCATACATGGAAAACAACGACAAACAATCTTAATAAAATTTTAAAAGACACAATGCGAATCACCGATACCGATACACGGGGAATATATACAAGCAATCTTATAAATTTAATATGTAATGAACACACGACCAATAAATTCTGCACCATTTTAGACATTATTTATGCATACGAACAGTATAATAAGAGTGTTCCAGAGGGAACTGGTACTGACGATGCAGTAAACCACCAAAAACAACTTTTCAAAACATGGATTGAACGGTTTATATGTCGTAATAAATACTATATTTACGTACTACAACATGTAGTATTATGTCATATACTACATTTGACGGACAACACATCTATATACTATGGCAATGAGTTATATACTATACAGCATCTATCTGTTGAAACTGACATTAAAAGTCTTGTATATCGTGTCGATAAACAAGTATCCGATTATGTATCTACGATGGTATTAACGTATGTGAAATTGCGTTGTAATAAGAGTCCGTCCGAACAACTTGGATATTTATGGAATGAACGTTTTAATATTTATGTAGACAGGCGAGGTTTAGGTGCTAACAAAGTTGTATCGAATAATATGATTGTAAAGTATTCGAATCACCCATTTGCGTTTTATAAGGAAAATATTGAGAAA